TTAAGAAAGCACTCTTTATAGGGTGCTTTTTTATTTTACAAATTAATTTAATTAATTCGTTATATAAGCAATGATTGTAATTACTACCTCAGCATCTCAAACTTTAAGCGTAATACCAAGAGATTTTCTTGGATCATTTACTATTGATGTAAGAGATAATTGGTTAAATAAGAACTATAATTATTTTGAAGATACAGTTACTACAAGTGGAGATTTTATGGTATTCACTAATAGTTATGTAGATTCTTTAAGTGCATCTATTTTTAAAGAAAACAGATTTTATGATTTAGATTTATATGCTGATTTTAATTATTGGAATACTAATTTGAGTTTATGGGAAATGTACGATCAACTTTGGCAAACAGATTCAGACCAAAAAGAAAGAATTTATAAAGACAGAATTTTTGTAACAGATCAAGATATAGATCAATTAAATGATAATGATCATTATAATATTAATAAGGATCAGTACAAAACAAATGATTCTTACAATAATGAGTATATTGTAATATGAAAAAAAGATTAAGAAACAGTTTAGGACAATACACAAAACACTCTAAATCAGAAGTTAGTTTTGTTAATTTAAGTAGTTATACTGCTCCTCAAATTAAAGAGGTAGTTAATAAAGATTATGTAGAGTATGGAGATGATAATAATTATTTTCAATATCTAATAGAAAGATATAATGGATCTCCGACAAATTCGGCTGCAATAAATGGGATCTCTCAACAAATTTATGGTAAAGGTTTAAATGCAACTGATGCAAATAAAAAACCTGAAGAGTATGCAAAAATGCTTACACTTTTGAAACCTAATACTGTAAGGAAATTATCTTATGATCTAAAATTAATGGGCCAATGTGCTGTACAGGTTATCTATTCTAAGGATAGAAAAAGTATTGCTCAATTAGAACATTTACCTATAGAAACATTAAGAGCTGAAAAAGCAAATGATGATGGAGAAGTTCCAGCTTATTATTATTTTAAAGATTGGGCAGAAATTAAAACATCAGATCAGCCAAGAAGGATTCCAGCTTTTGGTAAAAGTAAAGAATCAATAGAGATTATGTATATCCAGCCTTACTCAGCAGGGTTTTATTATTATACTCCTGTAGATTATCAAGGTGGTATTCAATATTGTTTACTAGAAGAAGAGATCTCAAATTACCATATCAATAATATTCAACAAGGCCTAAGCCCTTCAATGTTAATTAATTTTAACAATGGTATTCCTAATGAAGAAGAGAGAAGATTATTAGAGCATAAAATTGCTCAGAAATTTAGTGGATCTAGTAATGCAGGTAAATTCATTTTAGCCTTTAATGATAATAGAGAGGCCCAAGCAGAAATAACTCCTGTACAATTATCAGATGCTCATCAGCAGTATCAATTCCTTAGTGAGGAAAGCACAAAGAAGATTATGTTAGCTCATAGAGTAGTTTCTCCTATGTTATTAGGAATTAAAGATAGTACAGGACTAGGTAACAATGCAGATGAAATTAGAACTGCCAGTTTACTTTTTGATAATACAATTATAAGGCCCTTCCAGGAATTATTAATAGAACACTTTGATAAGTTATTAGCTTATAATAATATAACCTTAAACCTTTATTTTATTACTTTACAGCCTCTAGAATTTACTGAAATAGATGAAGAAATACAAGATGATGAAACAATAGAAGAAGAAACAGGAATTAAGCAAGAAGATCTAAGTAAAGATGATAGAGAGATGAGTGATGAAGAGGCAAAAAGAGTATTAGGAATTTTAGCAGAATCAGGAGAGGAGATGAGTGATGATTATGTTTTTGTAGATGAGATTGATAATGATGATGATGTAGATAATGAAGATTGGGCTAATTATTTAATTACAGAGAAAAAAAGTACTCTTTCAAAAGTGAGAAATTTATTAGGATTAAAGGATGAAATTTATTCTAGAAAGAATGGAAATGTTTATAGTGTTTTAGATTCTCCTAATGGGGTTTATAAAATTAGATATAGTTATGCAGTAGGATCTACTAAAGCAATGAAAGATGGTAATAAATCTAGAGAGTTTTGTGTTAATATGATGAATCTCTCAAAAAAAGGTATAGTATGGACTATTGAGGATATTGATAGAGCAACTGAAAAAGGTATTAATAAACAATTAGGCCATAAAGGAAAAGCCTATGATTTATTTAAATTTAAGGGAGGGGTTTATTGTAGGCATATTTTCAAAAGAAAATTATATAGATTAAGAGCAAATACTGAAGAATCAAATAATTTAGAAGATTATAAAGCAACTAGAACTATTCCTAAAAGATATGATAGAAAAACTCCAGGATCTAAATTAGCAATTAAGCCTCCTGTAAGGATGCCTAATGAAGGGCATTATCCTGGATGGAAACCAAAAAAGAAGAAATAAGATGGCAGTAGCATTATTTATAAAACCTGAAGATGTATTAAGAAATTCCATAATGGATGGAAATATTGATGTAGATAAGTATATTCAATTTATAAAATTATCTCAGCAGATAGACATACAAAACATAATAGGTACTTCGTTATATAACAAGATAAGTAGTTTAATTACTTCAGGAGATATAGATCTTAATGATAATGCTAAATATAAAACATTATTAAATGATTATATAGCTCCAATGCTAATCTGGTTTAGTCAAGTAAATATAATTCCATTTATTGCATACCAAATAAGGAATGGAGGGATTTTTAAACACTCATCTGATACTGCTGAAACAGTATCAAAAAATGAAGTAGATTATTTAGTAGAGAAAGCAAGAACAAACGCTGAATGGTATCAAAGGAGGTTTCAATCTTATATGGATTTTAATCAAAGTAGTTATCCTGAATTTACCAATAATACAAATGACCAAATATCTCCTACAAATGAATCTACCTTTAATGGATGGGTATTATGAGATATAAACCTAAAAAGAACAATATAGAGAAGTTAAAAACTTTTTTAAATGAAAAAAAAAATAAAAACATAAAGCAAAAAAATGGCAAGTTTATTTAACACAAAAATTAGTAACTCTTATGTCGGTTTAATTAAAACGATTGACTCAGCAGTTATTTCAGCCTCTCTAAGAGAATTATCTGATGGATTGGGTAATGGATCAGGTATTCATATAAACAATGCAGGAGATCTTAAAGTAACTAATATTTTAGAATGGGGTACACTTAAGGATACAGGAGAGAATATCTCTATTACTAAATTTGTAGATGAGGCTGATGGAATTGCCTCAAATGATAATGATACTTCTATTCCTACTTCAGGAGCAGTAGTTGATTATGTAGCCTCCAGAATAACTTTAGAGGACTTAGATTTTAGTGGAGATTCAGGAACAGGAAGTGTTGATTTAGATAGCCAAGTATTTGCAATAGTAGGTACTGCTAACGAAATAGAAACATCAGGAGGTAGCCAACAGCTTCAAATCGGCTTACCTGATAATGTTACAATAACAGGTAATTTACAAGTTAATGGACTTTTAAAAGGCAACAATAACATAGTAATTAAAGATACATCAGATAGAACAATGGCTGCTTTTTATGGTGGTAATAAAACTGAGTTGTATTTTAATGATAGTAAGAAATTTGAAACAACAGGAGATGGTGCAACAGTTACAGGAGGACTAACAGCAACAGGTGGCTCTGTATTTACAGGTGCTACATTTAGCAGTAATGTAACTATCACAGGGGTTTTATCTGTTACAGGGGATGGGTCTAATGCAGCTACTTTCACAGAGAGTGGAAGTGGAGATTTTGATATTGTTTCAGTAGATGATTTAAGATTAACCTCAGGTGGAAATGATATTGTATTAAAAGGTGCAAGTAGTGCTGAGTTTGGTAGATTATCAAATGATAGTCAAAATTTTGTTATTAAAAATATTACTACTGATAAAGAAATACAATTTCACGCTGAAGCAGGTGGCTCAACAGTTGAATATTTATCTATTGGTGGTGCAAATGAATTTATAGAGTTTTTAAAAGATGCAAGATTTGGAGATAGTGTAAAAGCTAGATTCGGTGCTTCTGATGATTTACAAATATATCACGATGGTAGCGAAAGTTATATAATAGATTCAGGAACTGGTGGTTTAACTATACAAGCTAATTCTGATTTTGCACTACAATCTACAGGAAGTAACGAAAACTTTATAACAGCAGCAACAAACGCTTTTGTAAAATTATTTTTTGATGGAAATGAAAAACTAGCCACTACAACAGGTGGTGTTTCAATCACAGGAACAATAGTTGCTGATGGGATAGATTTAGGAGATAATGAAAAAGCAAGATTCGGTACAGGAAACGATTTAGAAATCTATCACGATGGTAGTAATTCATATATTAAAGATACAGGTACAGGAGATTTAA